GAAGAGAGAAGGTCCGCCGATAGCGGTTCTCATAGCGAGCCGACCCCCACCCCATCGCGCGCACGAGGAGAGGCAGTGGCTCGACGACCCGATACCCCTTGCGCTGGCGCCTGCGGAAAGCTCCTCTGGGGTGGGCGCGGCGCCCTTCCGTCTGGGGTGAGGTGCTGTCGAGACTGCCGCCGTTCGGGACGCAACCCCTTGCCCACGAAGAAGGCGCCCCAAGGTCCGGAGCGCAGATGCGAGATCCCCGACTGTTCCAGCAAGCATCTAGCGCGTAGCCTCTGCCGGAAGCACTACTACCAGGACCGCTACCGGAGGGGACTTGACCGGCGCGAGGGACCCGAGATCGTCCCCGCACTCCTGAAGCGCTACGACATGGCGGGCGAGTTCACTTCGGAGGCAACGCCTCGACGATTGCTCGCACGCATAGCCGGACAACTCCTCATCCCCGAGTGTCCGGACTGTGGCCGGATCATGGTCAAGGTTCCCAACGAGTCCCTGGATCTACGCGACTGTGGCCAGTGTCGAGTCCGGGTGTTGCTCAATGACGAGGAGGTCTCGTGGCTGATCTCCGAGGAGCATTCGAGAAGGCAGTCAACGCGAATCGCGAGCTGAACCCTGACCTCGACGCAGCCCTCGTGGAGTCGGGCCGGACCATCGCCGAGCGCGTGGATCTCGCGTGCGAGAGCGGTGAAGGCCAGGAGGTCACGAAGGCGCTCTACCTCGTGCCCCACCTGATGAACGTCCTTCGCGAGATGTACGCGACGCCCAAGGCTCGCAAGGAAGCCGGGCTGGGACAGGAGGAGGCCGGTGGCAAGCTCGCCGAAGTCCGTGACCTCCGCAGGCGCCCCGCCCCGACCAAGAAGCGCGCGGCTAACTAAGCGGCTTGGGTCCGAGACGCCCCGCGTCTGGACTCCTCCGCTCCGAAAGCTAACCCGGGAGACGACGCTCGGGTTCGAGTGCATCGACTTCGCCGAGGGAACGCTCGGGCTCGAGCTCATGCCGTGGCAGAAGTGGTTCCTGATCCACGCGCTCGAGTTGCACCCGGATGAGGTCGACGACTACGGCGATCCGGTCTTTCGGTTCCGAAAGATCCTTCTGCTGGTCGGCCGCCAAAACGGCAAGTCGACTGTGATGCAGGCACTCACCTTGTGGCGGATGTATGTCGACCGCTGCTCGCTCGTGATCGGGACCGCTCAAGATCTCGAGGTGGCCGAGTCTCTGTGGGCCGAGTCTCTAGACATGGCCGAAGAGACCGAAGAGCTCAAGGTCGAGATCGGCAAGATCGAGCGCCAGCCGGGCCGGAAGAAGTTCCGTCTCCGCTCGGGCGAGGAATACAAGGTCAAGGCAGCCTCGCGTCGTGGCGGTCGTGGACTCTCGGGCGAGCTGGTGCTGCTTGACGAACTGCGCGAACACCAGTCATGGGATGCGTGGAGCGCGGTCACCAAGACGACCAACGCCAAGGCGCGCGCCCAGATCTACGGGATCTCGAACGCTGGCGACGCATCGTCTCTCGTGCTCCGATACCTCCGGAAGATGGCGCATGCCGAACTGGGCGACCCGGACGGCATCAACGACGGGAGCGCCCAGCCGGCTGAAGAGCTCCTCGGCGATGAGTTCGACGAGGATGACGACATCGACTCCGCGCTGGCGATCTTCGAATGGTCGGCCAAGCCAGGCGCAGACATCCTGGACCGCGACGCTTGGGCGCAGGCGAATCCCTCGCTCGGCTATCGCGTCCGCGAGTCCACTCTCGCCAGCGACGCCTCGACCGACCCCGAGTGGGTGTTCCGTACCGAGTGCCTCTGCCAGTGGTCGGATGGCACACTCGAGGGCCCGTTCCCGCCCGGCACCTGGGACGCCGGCCGCTGGGTTCCTGCCAGCGACGGTGATGTCCCGCCGCAGATCGTCGGCAAGGTCAAGGCGTGCGTGGACATCAGCCATGACCGCACAATGACCTACGTCGCGTTCGCCGGCTTCCGGGCCGACGGGCTGCCACAGGTCGAGATCGTCGCGCAGCGCGCCGGGGACTCCTGGGTCGAGGGATGGCTGACCGACGACAAGCGCCGCGACCTGATCGAGCAGGTCACGGGCCAGTCCAAGGGCGCGCCGGTCTCGGCGCTGATGAAGGATCTCGAGCTCGCCGGTCTTCCCGTGGAGCCCTGGCAGGGCGATGACCTCCCCGGCTGGACGGGCAGCTTCTACGACCTCGTGCGCGCGGGTGCGGTCACCGACGCGGGCGAGCGGGTCGGGGTCCGACACCTTCCGCAGCCGGCACTCGACATCGCCGCGGCCACGGCAGTCACGAAGCCGCTCGGCGACAGGTTCGCATGGGATCGCAAGCACTCCCCGACCGACATCGCCCCCCTGGTCGCCGCTACCGGCGCGGTGGGGCTGCTCACTCGCAAGCAAGCCGCGCCGCGGCGGTCCAAGTACGAGGACGAAGACCTCGTTGTCGTCTGACAGGGGGCACGATGCGCAGTCGCGACCGCCTGATCCGCAAGAGCCTCCGGTCTCGGTTCGTGGTCACGCTCCGCAGTGGGGCGACCTTCGAGGGGCTTCTGGTCGAGGCCGACGAGATGACTGCCGTCCTGGTCGACGCCTTCGCGGTTGACTCGTCCTCTCGGGCGAAGGTCGACGGCTCCCTCTACCTCCCGCGCGCCGAGGTGGACTACATGCAGAAGCCCGAGAAGTCCGCATGATCCTCTCCGACGGCCAGGTGGTCGACCTCGCGCCTCAGGTGTTCGGTGAGACGACGCCGACGCTCTCCAACGGCTACTTCTACGCCAAGCAGGGCCTCGCCCTGTCGGGGAAGATCGCGACCTACGCGGCCCTGTATCGAGCGCAGCCGTCGGTGGCGACCCTGGTGGACAAGATCGCGAACTCGGGTGCGCGGCTGACGTTCCGGGTGTGGGACACGACGCCTGAGACGGGGAAGGTCGAGGAGACCACGACACCGTTCGCGCGTCTCATGCAGCGTCCGTGTCAGGTGATGTCGACCTACAACTTCTGGCGCTGGACCTTCTCGACCTACGAGGTGTATGGCGAGGCGTTCTGGCTGAAGCAGCGCAACCCCGACACGCGCGAGGTCACGTCGCTGATCCCGATGCACCCCTCACGCACCACGGTGAAGCGTGACCAAGAGGGCAACGTCGACTACTCGTTCACGGTCGGTGTGGCTTCCGCGGGAATCCTCAACGTCGGCTCGGACGAGGTGGTGCCGTTCCTGCGGTACAACCCGGACAGTCTCATGCGGGGCATGTCGCGTCTGGAGCCGCTGCGCTCGACTCTGCTGAACGAGGACGCCTCTCGCCGGGCCACGCAGTCGTGGTGGAAGAACGGCGCCCGCCCCTCGGTGATCCTCAAGCACCCTCTGGAGCTTTCACAGGACGCCAAAAGCCGGGTGGCCGCCGGCTTCAACGCCGCCTACGCGGGCGCGGACAACATGGGCAAGGCGGCCGTGCTCGAAGAGGGCATGGACGCGATGGTGATCCAGCTCAACGCCGAAGAGATGCAGTACATCGAGTCGCGGAAGCTGAACCTGCAGGAAGCCTGCATGGTCTACGACGTCCCGCCGCCCGTCGTCCACATCCTCGACCACGCCACCTACTCCAACATCACCGAGCAGATGCGCTCGATGTACCGGGACACTATGAGCCCGCGCCTGGAGGACTTCGAGTCGGTCATCGAGCACTCACTGCGCCCCGACTTCTACCCCGACGCTTCTCGTCACGGCGCGTTCGCTCTCGACGAGGTGCTGCGCGGTGACTTCGAGACCCGCGCGACCGCGGTAGGGAACCTGATCGACAAGGGCGTCATGAAGCCTTCCGAGGCCCGCCCGATGTTCGACCTGCCGGACGCGGGTGACGTCGCCGACCGGCTCTACGGCAACGCTGCGCTGGTGCCTCTGGGCTCCTCGGTCCACGGCCAGAACGAGGTCGACCCGGCCGGCAACCTGATCCCCTCGGTCGCCCCGATGGGTGCCCCGAAGCCGGTCGAGGAGACCTCGCAGATCGCGCGGTCGCTGACGGTCCGGTCGGTGCTCGCCCAGGTGGGCCGCACGAAGGCTGCGGGCGGCGACGCACGGCAGACCCTCATCGACGAGCACGCGAAGGCGCTGGCGAAGGTCTTCGACGAGCAGCGGGCCTCAGCGAAGACCCAGAGCGACGAGAAGCTGGGCGCCGGATGGGACGACGCCCTGTCGGCGGTGCTGCTCGACCTGGGGTTCGCCACCGCGAAGACGGTCGGAGCGGCGATCGCGAAGTCTCTCGGCGCGCCGGGCTACGACCCCGACGAGATCACCGACTGGCTGACCGAGAACGCCGCCGCATCTGCGAAGGCGATCAACGAGACGACCGTGAAGGCACTCCTGGCGGCACTGGATGCCGCTGAGGGCACGCGCGAGGAGACGGTGGACTCCGTGTTCGACGGCTCCGTGGCGAACCGCCAGGCGTCGATTCCGGCCTCCCGGGTCGCGCTGGTCGCCGGGCTCGCATCCCTGAACTCGGCAGGCAAGAGCGGCGCTGCGACGAAGACCTGGGTCACGGGACCGAAGCCGCGTCTGGATCACGCAGAGATGAACGGGGAGACGGTCGGGATCGGCGAGCTGTTCTCGAACGGCATGAACGCACCGGGCGACCCTGCCGGCGGTGCGGACGAGGTGGCGGGCTGCAACTGCTCGCTGGAATTCTCCTGAGAGGTGGTGACCCGCATGGAGGTCATCCGCAAGGACGCAACCATCACCAACACCGACGAGGAGTTCCCCGGCTCGTTCGAGGTGATCCTGTCGGCGCCCACGAAGGACCGCGACGGGGAGACGCTACTCCCCGAAGAGTGGAAGCAGCCCCTCCCCGATCACATCACCTTCGACTCCGACCACGGGATGACCGTGGCGACCACGGTCGGCAGCGGCGTGCCGCGCATCGACGAGGCGACCGGGAATCTCGTGGTCGCCGGCCGCTACTCGTCCCTGCCGCGGGCCCAGGAGGTCCGCACGCTGGTCAACGAAGACCACATCCGCACCACCTCGGTCGCCTTCATGAGCGAGAAGACCGAGAAGGACGGCAAGTCGGTCGCAACCCGTGAACTGCTCAACGGCGCCTTCGTTGCGATCCCGTCGAACCGTGAGGCGCTGGTGCTCTCGAGCAAGGGCATCAAGGCGGGTGCCCGGAACAGCGCCTCGGACCTCGCGGCCATCCAGGAGATCCACGACCTCGTGACCGCGCTCGGCGCCGACTGCGCCGGCATGGCGAAGTCGGTCGGGACCGTGACGGTCGACGTGACGTCCGCGATCAAAGCGTGTGAGCCCAAAGAGCTCGTGAAGTTGCTTCAGGCGGCGACCTCCGAGAAGTCGGTCGCCGGGAGCCTGGAGGCCACGCAGGACCGCGTGCGCGACGCCCTGAACGACGTCTACGGCACCGAGGCCTGGGTGTGGCTGCGCGCGACGATCCCCAGCGGCGACGGCGGCTCGTGCATCTTCGAGATCGACTCCAACGACGGAAGCGACTCCGACTGCTACCAGCAGTCCTACACAGACGACGGGAGCGTGGTCACCCTCACCGGTGACCGCACGCCCGTGGACTTGATGGAAGTCATCAAGCCCGATCCCGACGAGGACGGTTCATCGGAGCCCGCCCCCGCCTCGGCCGCTGCGCCCGCGAAAGCCGCCGCACCCGCTGAGACGAAGGCCGCCGACGACGACGAGCTCCAGACCCGGGTCCGCGCGCTCGATATGAGCGTCTCAACCTACGCCGACTGACGTCGGAGAAAGGGGCACGGACTCATGTCCGCAGTGCTCGAGGCGAAGACCGCGATGCGGCAGCTCGCCACCAAGGCCCAGGAGGTCGTCACCGACGCCTCGCTGACCCAGGCCGAGAAGCAGGAGAGCCTCGACAAGATCGAGGCCGACATCAAGTCGCACGCCGCGACGATCAAGATGCACGAGCAGGCTCAGCGCCTCGTGGCCGGCGGCGAGGCCGCCCCGGAGGAGAAGTCCGACGCGGGCGAGCGCACCAAGTCGTTCGCCGAGCAGGTCGTCGAGTCCGACGCCTACCGCAACGTGGTCGGCAAGCAGACGCAGAGCGCCGCGGTCGAGCTGAAGACCGTCAACACCATCGATGAGGGCATCATCCCCGCCTTCTCCGGTGGCGCCGGCCAGGGCGGCCAGCTCGTCGCCCCGCAGCTCCTCCCGGGTATCGTCCCGCTGCTGTTCCAGCCGCTCACGGTGGCCGACCTGATGCCCTCGGGCACCACGTCGTCCAGCTCGGTCTCCTACGTGATCGAGTCGGCGTTCCAGGACACCACGGCGACCGTGGCCGAGAAGGGCGCCAAGCCCCAGCTCGACCTCACGCTGGCCCGCCGTCAGGACAACGTATCCAAGATCGCGAACGTCGCGAAGGTCACCGACGAGATGTTCCAGGACGCCGAGCAGTTCCAGGCGTACCTCTCGAACCGGATGATCTTCGGCGTCAAGAAGGCGGAGGAGGCCCAGCTCCTGAACGGCAACGGGACCGCCCCGAACCTCCAGGGCATCCTGCAGCGTTCGGGTCTAGCGACCGCGGTCGTCACATCGGCCACGCTGACCGCCGTGAAGGCGATCGAGGGCATCTACAACCAGATCACCGCTCTGCGGTCGACCTCGTTCGTGGAGCCCGACGCCTTCGTGATCCACCCGACCGACTGGCAGACGATCCGGCTGGGCAAGGACGGGAACGACCAGTACTACGGTGGCGGTCCCTTCACGGGCGCCTACGGCAACGCCGGCCCGTCGAACCAGACCCAGCTCTGGGGTCTGCGGGGCGTCGTCACCACGGCCATCGCTCAGGGCACTGTCCTGGTCGGTGGCTTCCAGGAGTCGGCCCAGGTGTTCCGTCGCCAGGGCGTCACGCTCGAGATGACCAACTCGAACGTGGACGACTTCGTGAACAACCTGATCACGCTTCGCGCAGAGGAAAGGCTCGCCTTGGCTGTCTACCGCCCGGCCGGCTTCGGCAAGGTCACCCTGACCGCCTGACGGTCGCTCATGGTGGGGCTCGACGCCCGTCGTCGAGCCCCTACCACGAACGTCCGACAGATCCCGACACAGGAGGAACCATGCCCACCTACTACGTCGAGGACTACGACGGCGAGCGCAACGACGACGCCGTGGAGCAGGTCGTGCTCTCGCCTGTCTGGGACGACGTGCAGGCGAAGGTCGTCGAGCCGGAGAGCAAGCCGGAGGCCGCGAAGAAGACCTCACGCGCACAGACCAAGAAGAAGGGCTAGCCCCGCGATGGCGGATCTCGCCGACACTCTGTCGGTCTCGGCGGACGACCGCCTCGACCAGGCCGAGGCAAGGGTGCGCGCC